AGAGGATATGCTTAAAGAGCAATTCAAACACTTCTGTCATACGTTTGATGGTAAAACTGGTGTTTTTGGTTCCGATGAGAAGGCGAGAAACCGTGGCGGGGTTCAGGACGATGGAGTTGATGCCCTTGCCCTTGCTATTTATTCACTAAGAATGAAAGGTATTGAATCTTTTAAATCAATAAGTAGTAATCAATTCTTTGGAATGTTTATTCCTAATTAAAATAAATAATATTTGACTTTTTCTTAAAATAATAGTATAATATTACACTTATTTTAAGAAAAGGAGACTTTATGTCAGAAAATAAAGAGTTAATTAGTTTTGACGAAAGACTTGAAGATTTAGGAAAACTAACTGATGAGCAATTGAGTAAATATCAATTTTCACTAGTATATAATCCTTCAAGACCGGATATGGACCCGGTTGCTTTACGTTCATTTGGTACGTCCTACTATGATAGTTGGGGAATAAAGGAATTACAAGAAGAATTGTGGAGAAAGTTCAATTCAAATCCACAAATTAACTCTGCTGTACGGGATTATGTAGGCCGAATGGTAGGGAAAGATTTTGAAGTCTATTCTGAAATCCCTGAGATTCAAGAAAAGATTAATGAGATTGTGTACGATTATCGAAATCGACTAACAACCATGCTTCCTAAATATGTTGGAAGAAGTCAGATTGAAGGTGAATTATTTTTAGTTTTGACTCTTCATAAAGATGGTTTTGTTGAGATTGATTTTCGTGACCCGTCAACTTTAGATTCTTTTGGATATGACAACAGTGGAATTATTTTTCATCCTAGAAAGCCGGCTATGCCTCTGGCCTACCAGTTTGTATATGAGGGAGATGATTTACAACAGCATTATGAATTAATTCCTTCTATTTATATTGCTCGTTATCCTGAAATGCAAAAATATATTGATGCATATCCGGGAATTATGAAATCATATCTTGATGAATCAAGAGCAGATAAAAATAGTGGAAATAAGTTTAAGGCTATTGGTGGATATAAGCGGTTTGTTGTTCAGTGGGACCGGGGATGGCTAACTTCTAGAAACCTATCCTATATTAGAACTGTGCTGGTTTGGATAAACGCATTTGAAGAACTAAAAAAATATGAAATAGATCATAAGAAATCTTCTGGTGCATATCTATGGATTGTTGAAGTAGAGGATGCTCAATCATTTCGGGCGTGGCTTGCATTATCTGATGAGGAAAAAGCAAAGACGGGCATTATGGCTAAGAAGTCCGCAGGTGGTACGATGATTCTACCTCCTGGTATGAAAATGAAATCCTTGAATCCACAATTACCTAAAATTAGTGATTCCGATACTGATATTCTTGATTTTGTTTTATCTGGCCTTAATGTTTCAGATGATATGCTTATGGGGCGGTCTAATAGAAACAAATCCGGGTTGTCCGAAACTCACGGAACTCAAAGTGATAGAACTGCTGATGAACTTTCTAATTTTGAGCGTTTTCTCAAGTATGATTTTTGGGCGCATATATTCTTCTTGGCCTCAAAAGTTTCTTCTTTCAAGTACGAGTATAATGTTATGAAGGCCGTTGATTTTAATAAAAATAAAAAGCCAATATTTAAACGAAAGAAACTGACTGCCGAACACTTGATTGATTTTGTATTTCCTGAATCTCAGAATGGTGATCTTGAAGGGCGGACTAAGGCTCTGCTTGGTGTAAAGCACAATTCCGTATCTGGTGCGCTTGGTGTTCCTCTTGAAACCATTGCTAGAAAACTTGGGTTCTCCTCTTACAAGGCAATGCGCCTCAAGAGTGCTGAAGAAGAAGAAATGTATCCTGAACTCATTCAAGACATGGATGCTGAAACAAAGCAAGAGAATGTGATTGAGAATCCAAAAAACACACCTGAAAAGAAATAACAAATGATTCCTATTCGCTGCAAACTAGATAACTATAAATGGTGTGGTAGAACTTTCCGTAAAGGAGCAATAACTAATTTAGGCCGGTATCAATCTTTGCCAGATGGTTTTGAATATCCAAAAGGACAGTTAGTTACTACACCATTTGATGAATTAAAAAATGATAGGATTTTTGATTCTGTTGTCTTAATAGGAGATGGCCCTAGTAAAGAAAATGTTAATCTAGTAGAAAAAAATATTCCAGTAGCAGTTGTAAATGAAGCTGGATATTGGTATGATTCAGATATATCTTATTGGATAAGTCTTCATCCACAAAATTTTGGAAAACATTTACTAAAGAGAAAAAAGAATGGATATAATTGTTCTAATATTTATTTTATATCAACTTCCAGAATTAGAAATCCTAAAATATGTTATTACCCATCTGAATATGGATGCGGAAGCTCTTCTCTATATGCACTAAATGTTTTGGAGAACTTAGGGTATAAAACTATTTATATTTATGGAATTGATTTAACTGATAGATATAAAGTGTTTAGGCCCTATTGGGAATCCTATTCTTTTAGTGCGAATATAGTTTCAGATTGTTCTGAATGGATGAATGATTTAATTTTTAAAAAAATGGGTAAAAAATAAAGTTAACAAGAATAGTAATAATTCTATATTTTCTATTGACTTTTTATTTTGTTTTTGTTATAATACAAAACTGTAAATTTAGTACCTATGTGTGACTAAACGAATGAAAAAGGAAAATGAAATGACAGACAAAGTAAAAGTACCTAAAAATGCTTTTAACTTTTTGCTTGACACAGATATTCATTGTTCATTTTCAGATGATGAATCAGAGAAAGTTTCTAAATTTGAAATGGTCGGATATAGTGGGGAAATTATTCCAAACCACTGGTATTGGGGCAACCTCGCTTTTGATTTGGATGGGTTTTCTTTCAAGGAAAAATTTCCAATTCTGTGGTCCCATGATCATTTTGATTTAGATTCTATTCTTGGCTATTCAACCGAGCCAACTATTAATGATAGGGGATTGGTTTTTACTGAAAATGAGGTGACTTTTGTAGATAGTGAAAAGACCAAGAAGTTTAAAGAATTTTCTAAAAAAGGTGTTCCATTTCAAGCCTCTATTTCTGGTAAACCGACTAAGATTGAGTTTATTGAAGAAGGCGAGGAAGCTATGGTTAATGGGCGAGTATTGAAAGGTCCAGGGCATATTTGGAGACAAACCAATTTCAGGGAATGCTCCGTCTGTGTGTTTGGTGCTGATGAACATACAAGCTCTAAAATGTTTACTGAGGCAGGAGAGGGGGAAGTGGAATTAGACACTTCTGTTTTTATTTCATCTCTCAATGATAAAGACAATCAAAATCAAAATCAAATGGAGACTTTTATGGATTATCTAACTTTCCGTAAAGAGCATCCAGAAGAGGCTCAGAAGTTTACTGATCTTATTCTAGAAGATGCTACCAATAAGTTTGCTAAAGAAAAAGACCAACTTATTGCCGACCATGAAGCCGAGAAGAAATCTTTTAATGAAAAGATCGAATCTCTTGAAGAAACTGTTAAGCAGTACGAAAAAGAAAAAACCATTGCTGAAGAAAAGGCCCGTAAGGAATTTGCGGATGCTACTTGGGATTCCAAGCTCAAGGAGGCTGGTATTCCTGAACGTCTGCACGAAAAGGTGAAGGCGTTTGTTTCCAGTGAAAAGTATTTTGTTGAAGGCGAATTTGACAAGGATGCTTTTGTTGCTGCTGTTGAAAAAGAAATTGAATTTTGGGCTGAAACTGCTACCGATGAAGATGCTGTTCAGGGCGGCGGCGGCGGCTTTACCAAGAAAATTGCTGGTGAAACCGAATTTGACGACAAGGAAGCTGAAGTTACTGCCGATGTTCTCCTTGGTCTGGTTCGGTAATAAAGGAGTATAAATTATGGCTATTACTGATGCTGCTAAAGTAACTCACGGTGATACTCCACAAGTTAATCGTGGCGTACAATACGATGTTACCCATCTATATACTGATGGATTTCCTAATGATGCAACCATGCTTGCTTCTCTCAAGATGAAGAAGGGCTATGGTCTGATTGAACAAGGCACTGTTGTTGCTGAAGATGCCAACGGTGAGTTTGTTCCTTATGTTAAAACAACCTATTCTGATGATGTTGCTACTTCCCCCTGTCTGGCTGATGTGTCCTCTGGGGGTACTACTCTGACTGTGAGTGAAGCCGAATCTGGCAAGTACGCTGTTGGCGATGTTCTGATTATCGGTGACGATACTCCTTCTTATCAAGACCTTGGGGCTATTACTGATATTTCTGTAACCAACGGTGTTGCAACAATTACTTTTACTAATGCAATTGGTACTGCTGCTTTTACTACTGCTAATAACGCTCACGTTTATGTTAAAACTGGTAGTTCTGGCAAATTCTCTACAGCCAAGTTCATTCTTGATAAGCCTGTAGATACTGGCTATGGCTCTACCGCAAAGGGTGGTCAGGCGTCTGCTA